GCTGTTCGGAAGTGGTTTTTTGTGTGTACGGGTTTTAGGTGTCCCGGGGGGTGTGTTGTTTGTGCCAGAATGGGTGTTCTTCGGCTTGTGTGGCTTGTTGGCGGGGTTTTTGGCGTGTGTAGGTTATTCGTTCGTGTTGGGTTTTTTGGGTGTGGCAGCGTTTGCAGAGTGTTTGTAGGTTGTTGGGGTTGTGGTTGTCCCAGCCGAGTTTCCAGGCGGGGATGATGTGGTCGACTTCTAGGTTCTGGTGTGATCCGCAGTGTTGGCAGGTGTAGTTGTCTCGTTGGAGGATTTGGTTGCGGGTGGTGTGCCAGTTCGGGGGTAGGGGGTTTTGCCGCCACATTACTGTTTAGCGCCTTCTAGGAGTTCTTGTAGTGTGATTGTGCGTCCGCATTGTTGGCATGTGGCTACGTTTGTTTGGGGGTCGATGAGTAGTGTTTCTTGGTGGCAGGTGGGGCATTGGGTGGGTAGGTAGTCGCGTGTGATGTAGAAGTGTTGTTCCTGTTGTTCTACCCATTGGTTAAGTAGTGATCGTTGTGTGTCTGCGTGGGGATTTCTATTGGTGTTTAGGTAGTCCAGGGCGCGGTGAACAATAAACGGTATGTCTTCGTTGCGGTAGGTGGCGGGGTAGCGGCCTATTGTGTCGTTGCAGATGGTGTGTAGGTCTGTGAGGGCTTCTAGGGTGTGGTATGGGTAGCCGCTGGTTGTGGGGGTGTCCAGGTATTCCAGTATGGTGCGGATTCTGGTTAGGGAGACTGTAGGAGTGCTGCGAGTTGGTCGAGTTCCATGACGGCTAGCCATTTGGGCTCTTTTCCTCCGTATCCTCGTAGTTTCCAGATTAAGGCGCCGTGCTGGTAGGGGCTTAGCTCGACTTGTGTGGTGAGTTGGTCTAGCCAGGGTCGCCATTTGGGGGTTGCTATGTCTTTTACTTGCCATGCCATGTTGAGTGCGTGGATGTCGCCTTCGTCTTCGCGGCGGCCGGGGCGGGTGCGTCGGGCTTCGGGGTCGTACTGTTGGAGGATTGCTAGTGCGGCTCGTTCAGCTCTGTCGCCCTTTATTTTGTTGTTATTTGTCATTGTGTTCGCTCAACAGTTTGTGGATAGAGGAACGATCAACGGGAGAATACGGAGTTGTGTATTCGGTACCCGTCGAGGCGGTGTTGAGTGTTTTCAATGTATCCTTGTAGAAGTCCGCATCTTCGATATCGGCTTTTTGCGGGGTGGGTGTCATGATTGCTGTGATTTTTCGATGGCTAGCGCGATCTTGTCGAGTGGTATGAGTTCTTTGGTCGCGTGCATTTACTGTTCTTCCTTGTCGATGGTGTCTGAGATGATGTTGATGAGACGGTGAGTGTCCCAGCATGAGGCCTTCATCGTGTGGGAGAGCGCTTCTGCTCGTTGTCGTATCGTCCAGCGGGTGTTTTTGTCTTTCGCCATGCGGTCGAGGTCGTTTGCGAGCACGGTTGCCTGGGTGAGGTAATTGTTGAGGCGGTCTCGTTGTGTGCGTAGTGTCATGGCATTTCACCGATTTCGTCTAGGGGGGTTTGTAGGATCGCGCATTGGCGGTTGGAGAGTTTCGCCTGGTTGCGTAACTTGTTGATTTTGTGTTGGGTTGCGTCGGGGGGTGAGGCGTTTTTGATGGAGGCGGAGCAGCGGTTCCCGTGGAGTGTGCCTGTGCACACGTCGTAACCTTGGTAGCGGTCAACGTTTACTTTGCTCACTGTTCCTCTTCCTCTTTTTCCTCTTGTTGGTCGATGAGGTTTGCAATGTAGTAGAAGCCGTTATTCGCCGTGCTTAATTGGTCTTTGAGTGTGTCCGCGTGGAGTTCCTGGCCTTGGTCTTTGGAGAGGGTTTCTAGCCACTCTAGGAGGCAATAGAGGCCGAAACAGGACTGTGCGCACTTATCGGCTATGGCTGCCATTTCAGGGCGTGTAATCGGCTCTCCCAGCTGTTCTGGGTGTTCGGCTGCCATGTAGAGCAGCATGACATCGGTGGGGCATATGGTCTCGAGGAAGAGTCCGTATCCGAATATGTTTGGTTCATTCATGTCGTGCGTCCTTGTATAGGTCTTTGAGCATTGTTTCTGTGGTTTTGAGGCTGTGGAGGGCGTATTCGACGTCTTCGATGGCGATGGTGATTGCGTCTTCCCAGCGGTTGTAGTCGTCTGGGTAATCGACGGTGATTCCCCAATCCTCCATTTCGGACATGGTGTCGTCTCGTTGCTGTTCGAGATCATCGAGGATTTCTTGGAGTGTTTCGATTTTTTCAGTGAGGTTGTAATTTTCCATACTCATTGCTGTGTGTCCTAGAACGGGGGGTTGTCGGAGCCGTTGTTAGCCTCGAATTCCGTGGGCTGGCTGTTCCATGGGTTGTAGGCTTTCTGTTGTGGCTGTGGGGCGTGGGTATCCATGAGCGGCTTTAAGGAATTAACGCGTGGCTCATTCGCTGAACGATCCTTGCCTTCCTTATCCGTCCATTTGTTGGTGGCCCACTTGTAGCGTATGACGATGTGGGCGCCTTTTCGGCAATTTTTCACAGTTTCCCTCCGTAGCCGCGTAGTTTCCAGACGAGGATTCCACGCCGGTAGGGGGAACGCTCGACTTGCTACTGTTCGCCATCATGCGGTTCATCGTTTGGCTGGCCGAATACAAGGTCGTAGAACAGATCTTGTATGTACTCTTGATTTAGTGAAGGCACATCTTTACAGAGTTTTTCTGTCTGCTCTAGAAGTTCACGTTGTTTATTGATGTCACCATCTTGTGCAGCAATACTTTCAATCGCTTCACGCACATCGAATGCAAGCGTTACTATTTCTAACAGCTCAATAACATCGTTTACCTCTAGGGGGATGGAAGCGCGTTCGTCACCCAGTTCTTGTTCTTGAGTTCCGTTATCGTTAGAGAGCATTTTTGCCTCCTGGTAGTTGAAGTCGTGGTCGTTGTGGTGGTCGATGGTGGTGTCTTTGACTTTCATTGTTCTGTGAGCTCCTGGAGGCGCTGCTGAAGGATACATAGGTCTGCTGCGCACTGGCGGATGAGACTTATGCGGGTCGTAATCTCGTTCACCACCGTTGTTGTGCTGTCTGGATTGTCGAGGAGGTAGACGCTTGCTCTTTGCCCGTCCACTTCCCCGGTGAGGATGTAGCAGTTTCCGAGGTTTTCTGTGCTGGTCATGGGTTTTCCTTAGAAGGGGGGTTGGTCGATGCTGCCGAAGTCCTGGGAGGGCTGACTGCCCCACACGTCGTTGCTCTGCTGGTTGTTGTCTTGTGGTTTTTGGATGGGCTTCACCGCGTATGCGCGGAGTTTGATGGTGGAGCGGTTGTTGCCGTTTTTGTCTTGCCATTGTTCGGTGTAGGGGGTGCCTGCAACGTAGAGTTCGTCGCCTTTGCTGCAGGAATTTTTCACAATTTCTGCTGGGGTTCCCCACAGATTTGCTTCTATAAACAGTGTTGCTATTTTTTGCCTACTGCCTGACTCGTCTTTTCGGGAGTCTGAGGCGGCGAGTCCGAGCGTCGCTACGGTCTTCCCGGACTGGGTGAAGCGGAGTTCTGGATCGCGGGTAAGTCGGAAGATTCCGGCGATTCGTGGAATTGTCATTGTGGTGTCCTTTCGAGATGTGGCCGTATTGCGGCCTATTTTCAACGCTAAGCTCAAAACATAGTCATGTTTGTGTCATTGCCTAGCCATCATTTTTCGGTTGCTTATTTTGGCTCTCAGCCAGTTTTTCGCGAAAACGTCGATTAACCCCCTCCCAATCGTCAGACTTGAAATCCCATGGAGTTACCCACGCCTTGAACGCCTCCGCCGTCTCCCAATCGACCAGCGGAGTGCCCCATTCGCGTAGAATCCCCAGCTTGCGGGCGTGATTCTCCTCGTACTCCGTCCAATTCGGCCACATACGAGGGCACCGATGCGTACGCTCAGCCCACCGGAGCACACTCCGGTAGTAGCGGCGGTCTTGCTCGTCCGTAGCACGGCTCTGCGGTGCAGTCTGTGCAGGTAGAAGAGCTTTCCCGGCCTTGATGATGGCGCTAGCCGTGATCGACTCGCCAGACTGTGCCAGGCTTTTCACAGCCGCATTCACAGTCTCTTCGTCAAGGCCAGCATCCAAGAACGTTTCCTCCCAAACTTCCGCGATCGCTACCATCTCATCCGCATCGTAGAGACGCTGACCACGCAGGCGTTTACCCTTCTCAACAGCGCTTTTAGCGGCAGTGAACAAGCTCATGACTACGCGCCCCAATCCCAGTCATCGTCGTTCTCGTCCTCGTCATCATCTTCAACGCAGGTGGAGGTGATGGCGGGCATAGACGCATCACCTCCACCTGCGTTGAGCTGCGCTTTCTCCCGAACATGCTGTTCTCGGAGCATCTGCACCCGAGCCTCGTAAAACTCCTGCTGGGACGGGATAGCGACGTGCTCGTAATCGTCTTCTAGCTGCTGATTAAGCCACGTTGATGGGTGCGGCCAGTACTCCGGCTCACGCCCCGTACGAATCCACTCTGCCTGTGCTTTCATGAGCTGCGAGCAGATGAACTCCAGGTCATGGGTGCGTCGTTGCTTCTCAAAGCTCTTCCTGGCTTGTTGCTTGCCGCGCTTCCGACCAACCAGCGCCCAGAACCTCTCGAACTCTTCGTCCAATTGGCGCTTGGAGGGCTTCGTTTGTGTCGGCGTGCCCGCTTGCGGGTCGCCAAGCGCCGCGACAGCGGTGCAACTCGTGGCCGAGTTATCCACAGGATCGGATGTGCAAGGGGGTGGGGGGGTTGGCGCTGCGCGTCCAACATTATTATCTAGTTCAATTGGTTCTAGTTCATTGGTTATAGTTCGTAGGGTTGACTGGCCCCTAGGGTCATGGTCGGCTGGCCCTAAGGGGTTATGGTCAGCTGACCCTATAGTGGTAGGACTGAATGACCCTACCTGTGCGTCGAATTCCACAGACTTATCCACCTTATCCACAGACTTATCCACACCCGCTAACTCGGAGAAAATCACATAACCGTTAGACGTAGGGATAGAGAACCTCTTGTCCTTGACCCTAGAAACGCCACCCTTATCGTCTCTCCAACGGCGGAACTGTTTCAGATAGCCCCGCTCTTCAAGAGAACGCAATGCTCGACGAACCGTCTTAACGCTGGAGGCGCTTAAACCGAGGTCTTCAGCAATCTGCTTCTGCGACGGATGACATACTTTGTCTGAATTCGCATACTTGCAGAGAGTGACATAAACAGCGATAGCAAGAGGGTCCTTAATGTCGCTAATAACATCGTCGTAGACAATGGTGAACGGTCGGTGGTCGTAGATGACATCGTTGCTCATTGTGCACTCCAATCAAGCGATGGGAAAGCAAACAGTTTTGCGTCCTCCGAAAGCCACAGAAAACGACGACTGACCAGCTCAGATAGCATTTCCTCAGCCTTATCTTCGCGACAAGGGAAAGACTCAGCGAGAGTAGATAACTCAGGCATAACCGACACCGTGTCACCACTGTGCGACTCAGATAGAAGAATCAACATGAGACGTAGACAAGACTTATTTAGCCGCGTCTCTTTGAGAGCCCATGATGTAGCTTCAAGACTCATTCTTCGCACACCTCCCTAACGTTCTCCTCCGTGTCCCGAAGAAGCCAACCTTTTAGGTAAGCCTCACCCGGGTGCAAATGTATATAGTGATGGCAACAATTGCATACATACAAACAATTTTTCACAGTTCCAATACCCCGCCGCGTACCACCCATCTTCCGCGGCAACCGATGATGAAACTCTCCAAACGGAGTAGGCCTACCACACCGCTCACAATGCGCCTGACACCGCTCCAAAACAATGCCACGCACCTTCGGAGGAAACTCAGCACTCACGACTCCACCACCCCCACAGCCCCATACGCGGTTGACACCGACTTACCAATCGTCTGCACACCCATAATCTGAATCTTCAACATCTCCAGACGAGACCGCGCATACCGATACGCCCGGTCGGCCACATCGCAGGCCTCACGATCGTGTACAGTAGCCAACGCCACCAGCGCCTCACGATCCTTCACAGAGCCTTTACCGACCGTCTCAACGAACGCTGAGGCCTCAGCGAAATCTAGCGCACGCTTAGCATCCAAGAACCGCCCGTACGCCTCATCTTGAGTCTTGGTGGCCTCAGAAAGATTGTTGAGAAGCCTACGGAGCTGCTGCTCCACCATCACCGGCGTGTACTCAAGATCACTCATGCTTTGAGCTCCTCCCCACGCTGCCTGAATGCCTCAGAAACGCTCTCAGACCGCGCCAAACCATTACCGGACGCGTAGTTCCACAGCTTGGTCAAAGCGTCCTTATCAGCCGCCTCAGCGATAGACTTCAGTAGCTCACGCTCAGCCACCTCATAGCGGTTAACCTTCTCCATCTCCTCACGAGAAGCCCGCCTATCGCCCGAATAACCAGCGTTAGCCAAAGCCCGGCCAATAGCGCTAGTCTCCGCATTCTCACAGGCAGAAGTCTTATTCACAGGACCACCAAGCCCATCGACCTCGGCAGCCCAACCAGACGACCACAGCAACCCATCCTTACGATCCTCCGCCGACTTATACAGGTCACAGCGGAAAACCCAACGAAGAGCATCAGAAGACGGGACAGCAGTATCAGAAGCGAGAACCGTCTCCACCACCATCTCCGGATGATCCTTTCGGGCAGCACGCAAACGCTCATCAACAGTCGCATAATCAGCAGGATTAAACTTCATGGCTAGGACTCCTTCAAAGTGAAACGAATCTGAGTAGACACGGACTCGGAAGAATACTTGTCGAAAACGTCCGGAAGATCAGCGGCCAGCGCCTTACCATCAAGACGGCTTACCCGCCGCTCAGAACACGAAACACTCCCCCACTCGCCAGACGCACGATCACCGGCCTTGAGCACCGGCTTCACAAGCTCTAACGCCCGCTTACGCAGCATTTCCGCCCGCGCCTTCAGCCGGTTAGACTCCCGCATCAAGTCGATAGCCTCAGACGGGATAGCCGGTTCTCCAGACTCCTCATAGGCGAAGAAGTCGTCACGCACCCGCAACAGCTTCTCAACAGCGTCTGCGTCGCGCTCGACTAGAACACAGTGAAAATCTCCTGGCATGAAGATTAAACGAGGATCGCGCACCGGCTCACCATTGATACTGAACGTCAAGCCCTTCTGGTCAACGAGCGGGGCAGTCTCGCGAACATTCCACGCGAAAAAACACTCATCCACATCACAAACCAGCATCTGCCACTGGCACTGGTAGAAATAGTGCAGAATACCCAGCTTGCGGAAATCCTCAGCGCGCAGCGGATCAGCCGCTACCAAACTGTTCCAGTCCGCTCCTGTGGTCTTGCATTCCACCACAGCGCCATGTGTGAAACCGTCCGGTGTAGCGAGACAACGCTGGTCATCATCCCACGCCACGATATGAGAATTAGCAACAATCGTTTGGTTATCCAGCTCCATACGGAGCCAATCCAGAATGTGGGGCTCCATAATGTTCCCCCACTCCATAAACGGATTAGAGGGAACATTCTTACCAGACTTCTTATCTGCCCACACGCCGCCAATAGTCCTCTTACCAGCAGCGATAGCCCCGGCTTCCGTCGCTGTCAGCCCCCCACGGCGAATCTCAAACCACCGATCCGGGCAGGTCTCCCGGTCAGAATCTTTAATAATCATTGTTTTCAAGCTCCAAATCTTTGTAAAAGTCATACGGCTCGATAATCGAGACAGTCTCAGTGGTGTCGTCCTCCCACACCCAGCGGGGATAATCACGCATCGACACCAGCCCGCCTAGCCAACAGCTGGTAGGACTTCAGCCCCGTGCGAGGATTAACAGGCACCCACACACCAGCGCGTGGAACACCCATATCTCGCAGACGCACAACACCGTCCTCGCCCAAGGCGAAGCAATCCCGCGCGCACTCCCGCATCACAGGACAGTCCCGGCATGCCTCCTCAACCGCCCTCGCTCGATACTTTTTAGGTACTCTCTCAAGAGCCTCGACGAAACCTAGTCGCCCGGCACATTTCGCCTTATCACGCCAAAACCGATCCATAATGATTCACACCACCTAATTTCGACACTATGACACATGTAGCCACCAGGCGGTCAACAACCCCCAGGACCAGGTCGGCCAACCCGCACACCATGCCTCCCACAGCCACGACTAGGAGGAAGCTAAGAGCAGCAGCAGTCATGATTCCCCCTCGCAGACTTCGACGTCCCCGTGGATACGCGCGTTGCCATACACGCGGGCATCACCGAAGACGCAGGCGGAGTCGTACACGCGGGCGGAGTCGTACACCCACGCATGCCCGTACACGCGGGCGGAGTCGTACACCAAGGCATCACCGAAGACGCAGGCATCGTCGAATACCCACGCACCGCAACTCGCATCAAGATTCGCAGTGGACTCCACAAAACCGCCAAGATCGCCGGCGTGGACAACCTTGTTAATGTCCTTCAACGCGCGGATACGGTGCAGGGTATGCCCGCGCACCTCGATAGTCTCATCCGTCAACTCGTAGAAAAGGCCAGTGTTTTCACTCATCGCCATCACTCCACTCCCATATAGGCGAGAAACCATTCGCGAACATCACTCTTCGCATACATGTTGATAGGCCCATACAGACCGAACTCATCACGATTCACCGCCTGCAGCTCGCCGCGCAGCGTTGCCTTTTTTACCGTGTCCCGCGACATTTGGTAGCCGAACTCATCACCGATTAGGTTTGCGGGGCCATCATAGGTGTACACGTACGGTGCAGAATCACTGCTCACTGTCCGCACCTCCCACACGCCGGGTAGGTAGACTCTCAGCGAGACGGTCTAGCCCCTTCGGAGTCACCCGCACAGTAGGTGCAGGAACAAACGACTCACCGTTAGGCCGCCACCGCGGCATATTCACTTTCACCGCCAAGTAGCCACGCTCAACCGCATACTGCATAGGCTCCCAATAGCCGTGGCAGTGAGTCGTCCAGCCGAGCTCCTGCATCATCTTGAACAGGCGATCACGGCCAGTATCAACACCCCTACGAGAGTTCAACGCTTTAGCAGTATCCGCCACACTCATATCCCCAGAAGACCCGCAGAACGTCTCCCACGCCCCCGCCCTCGGAGCAAGCTCTTTTATCTGCTGATCTTTCTCCTCCAGCATGTTCTGAGCTTCGATCAGCGCGCGGGCGACAAGCTCCGGCCCAGACAACGCCGGGGCAGACAGTCGCTTCTCCATCTCAGAGAAAGCCCGCACAAGACGCTTCTTAAAATCACGCACAACATCGTTATTCCGCATGTATGTCATGAGGAGCGTTGCCTGCTCACGGTTAAGTAGCGCAACCTTTCGTTCTTGCACTCCACCAGCTGTTTTAAAGGGTTGCATCTCAAATGCGACCCTTCCGAACTCCTCAAAGTCCTTGATGTTGTTTTTGACAAGTTGTAGAACAGCTCGATGTTCATTACCTGTCCCGTCAGCGATCACCAGCGAGGTAGTGAAAGCATTACCTTGCTCATCGCGATCGACGAGCATAGAATGAGAGATAACGTTAATGTCTTGCATTAGATAGACTCCTTACTTTTGACTCCCTAGTTCCAGCTGGGGAGTTTTTCTTTACGCGGCTCGTATGTCTTGAAGGCTGTCGAGAACCAAAACCTTGTTTGGGCGCGCGTCTCTCGCACTCGATGAAGTACTGGCGAGCCTGCTTACCTAGAGGCGACCGTTGGATCATGCAGATCTCTTTAGCCATCTCCAACGAGATAATGTGATCAATACGAGGCCGACCACCAGCCTCAGAGGTTTTCCCCGATTTCGGGGTAAAGTCCTGACCAGCGATAAAGCCGTACTGGCACATATCTTTGAAACAGGTGCTGTAGTCTTTCCCAATCTCTAGGAATGCGTGGAGATCACGGCCGAGAACTGCCTGAGCCCCGTCGTTATTCTGAATTGGTATCAGCTCAGATTGAGCGCTAGCAGGTGAATTGGTAGCATTAGACATGATTCAACTCCTCACAGTTGAGTCCACGCTCAGGGCGGTCGCAGCCGCGCCTGGGCTCTTTTTATTTCCCCCATAATGTATAATTGATTTTACATCATTGCAAGTATGGAGCGGAGAAGAAACAACAATTGCTTTTACTTCTGACGGTTCACAATCTGATAAACCGCAACCCGCGTCAAACCAGCCGCATGCGCGATATCCTCGCGGTTGACACCCGCTTTGAACGCCGCGACAATCGCCGCGTCCCGCTTCTCCTGTGCTCGCGTAATCTGCACAGTGGATTTCTTCACAGCTGCTAACAGACGCGCTGTTTCGTCGCGTTGCATACGTCGATTCTCCCACATCACGCAACGAGATCACCGCCCATCAACTTCCGCATAAAATACTGACGACCCTTACCCGTAATCCGGGTAACCGTAGACACGAACGGGTCGCGACCAGCAGCCTGAACCACATGCTCAGTCACCTCAAACCAACCCCGCTCCACCGCATACTGAGTAGGCCTATTACGATCAGACGACTTAGACGAAATCAAATAACCGTTATTGCGGAACCACTCATACAGGCGTTTCTCCCCCGTCTCGTAGCCGTTCTGGCAGAGCTCCTTAGCGAACTCACGAATAAGCATCGAACCAGAAGACGCGGCCACAGCATCAGCAAAGAGCGCTTTCGGAGCCAACTCTCGGTTAGTAGCCTCAAGTTCGAGCTTCTGCTTCTCGGAAGCTAGCAGAGCCTCCAACGCCTCCACATAATTACCAGGAAGCTGGAACGCCTCCTGAATCTTCTCAGCCTGACGAGTACGGACAGCGAAGTACGCTTGAGCAGCAGCTACCTCATGCTTATTCGGGTCGCCATTCATCGCCACAAGATAAGCGGCAAAACGTGACAGATGGTAGTCCAGGCGAGGACGCCCGCCGTCAGATGGTTTTTCGGTGATCTCCGAAAAACCGCTTTGACCTGTATTCGAGGCGGAAACTTCAGCACGCCTAGTGATTTTCAAGAAATCTTCCCAACGCGCATACCCCATGAGCGGCATAAGGTCACGTGCAGACCAGTACTCAATACCTTCAGCAGAGGTACGTTTAATATCCTCAAACGGAGAACTGCCTGGTTGAGCTACATCAGGAAGATTGTTAGAATTATTCATGGTTCCGCTCCTTATCAAGCGAATCTGTGCGTCGGCTGGCCGTTACCAGATCGGCGCTTTTATTTACTAGGTTGTCGGCAATGCCGACCACCCTTCCGCGTTTCAAACGCGATAGGGCCGAACTCCTCGAAGTCGCTTGCATACGTCTTGGGAGTTTCTCTTTCACGCGGCCAACGCATCCGAGCGAATAATCATCGTGTCCAACGGACGATGCGTAATCTCCTTGAGCCGCATCAGAGTTTCGATGTTCGGAACAGTCTTGCCGAGCCGATAGTTGCGGATTGCTGAAGAAGTCTTTCCCACAGCTGCTCCGAGCTGTTCGTCACTTGTCAGCCCTTCACTCTTCCGCGCTGTGTCAAGCACGCTTGGATCGAGTCGGTATTCCATGTTTTTCACCTCCGATGTTTTTGTCTTTAACATTCTGTTAGATACAGTAGCACACTATTGTTTGAATAATGCAAGCGAAATTGCGAAATTTTTTAAATCAGCAGATAAAGTACTGTTAATATCTTGAACACACGCAAAATATGGCGTACCATTACATGCATGGACACAAGGGAATGGCTCAACAACGTAACGAACGGAGATTCGCTACGCACCATCGAGAAGAAAACCGGCGTATCTTACGGGACAATCAACTCACAGCGGACAACAGGGGTAAGCGCCGAAAACGTTATAGCTGTTGCACGCGGCTACGGGATACCCCCCGTAAGCGCTCTAGTAGTGACAGAATTTCTCACTCCAGCGGAAGTAGATAAGGGCGACCCCAAATCTGCTATTCGCGATGCCACCGAAGAAGACCTAGCCGAAGAAGTGCTCCGCCGCATGAAGCTTCCCGGCGACCACCGGGAATTCACTACCCCGGTGGATGAGCTCATCGAAGAGCGTGAGAATGTTACACCCATGCGCCATACTGATGTTCTAGCCCCACTCCCCGACCTAGAAAACCTCGACTACGTCGCCCAACACGACACCAACCAACCCACCAATGATGAGTGCGCAGAACACCACAACGGGCCTTAAACGCTTTAGCAGTATCCGCCACACTCATATCCCCAGAAGACCCGCAGAACGTCTCCCACGCCCCCGCTTTAGGGGTAAGCTCCTTCACCTTCGCCTGCTCATCCTTCAGCTGGTTAGCCAGGCTAATAATCGTGTCCGGGTTAAGGAGAACTTCCTCGATCTTCTCTGGATTCAGATACCCACCATGCTTACGGAGTAATGGGAGGACTTCCTCGAATATCCACTTTTCGAACTCAACAGCGGATGGGAGTTTGGAGTGTGCGATGAGGCGATACATGTCGCCTTCACCAATGAACCGTGCTTTCTGGGTACGCCCGAGGCTGTCAACGATGGGGTGGTGAAACGCCACCCCACGGCAATGCTGCTTGATAGCGTTCACAGTGTCGGCATAACCGAGCACAGTGGCTACATCTTTAGCGCAAAACACCGGAGTGCCTTTTTCGTCGTACGTAGCGCGGATTGTGGTGTCTTTGAATACCAGTTGAGTCTGTCCAGAAATATCGGTAAAATCGTTCATAGTAAGGACTTCTTTCCTTGTCTTTGCCCCCTGTTCCCTCCAGGGGGCTTTTCTTATTAGCGGGTGTATCGGCGGCGAAGTCTGATTTGGTCTTGAGGTATTTCGCGGCGGATGGTGACGAGTGGAAAGCTATGACCCGCCTTATGAACCGCCTGAGGAATTTGACCCTGAGCGTATGGCAGCCTGGCACGGCGAAACCGATCTACCGCCTGACGACCAGTTCAATGCATAAAGAAAGACCCCCGGCTAACAACCGTGGGTCTCTTCTACATATGCAGCTAGCGACTAGAGCGGCTGACCGTGGCAATCTCTGAACGGTGCACGTGCCATAAAGTTTCCAGCTCCGTCCGTCACTTCAACATCCATCAAACTGAAGTCTGGGTCTTTCGGCTCATAACCGCATCCGATGAGACGGCCAAAGTTATCGGCTGCATACTCCGCAATATCCTTATCGGTGTCGTGACCAATCTGCAGTCGCATTTCGACTGTGTAACGACCAATAAAACCGAGCTTAGAGATCATGAACCCATAGGGGAGTTCACCCATAGGTTTGCCGCTTTCACCACCATATGCCCTCCTGCAGTAGTTTCGCAGGTCTTTAGAAGCATTGTCGATTTTGACCTGTTCAGCGGCCTGTTGTTGCCTATCTTCTTCCTCCCACTTTGGCCCATTCACGAAAATCACAATGCCAATAATGAGGATGATTACGGCGAAGATCGACCAGCCTATGGCCTTCTTCTTACGGCGTTTCTTGTCCTCTTCTTTGCGTTCCTCAGGGGTGAGGCTTGCGCGGCGTTCCTTCTCCTTACGCCTATATTCTTCAGCCTCTTTTCTCTTTTGCTCTTCAGCCGCCATTTTCTTTTCAACGTTTTGGCGGGCTTTGATGTCTTTCTCTATTTTCCTCTCACGGAGGCTCATGGAATCACCTGTTTCGGGAGCGGTCTTTGCTTCTACCGTATACCAGATGTGCAACACGGGAGGGGGATTGTGTTTGGGATCGTGTTACAGCCCGCGTCTATTCTCGAACACATGTTTGATGTGGAGGATTTCGCCTGTTCATTGGGCATAAAGGTTGTGGAGTCGTCTAAGGCTAGGTTTGGCTACTTTTGCCGCGATACTGGCACGATTGTGGTGCCTACTGGTGTGCCAGCCCGTCTGCGTCGGAGCATGATCGCACATGAATTAGGGCACGCTGTCTACGGGCACACTGTGAGTGACGCTAAATCGGAAAGGCAGGCGGATGAGTACGCCGCACGGCTGTTGATCACGGAGAAGGAATACCGGCGGGCGGAAACCATGTTTGGGCAGGATGTGGACACGCTCGCCTACGAACTGAACGTGACACCCTCGCTCATCATTGCGTGGCGTGAACAATTCTTAGAGACACGGTGCCAATGATTCCTGAGAAAAACCATAAGAGATTCTCAGTTATGCTATAATTTTTCTTAGAAATCCTAGTTACTTAACGAAAGGCCATCACCCTCATGGGGCGGTGGCCTTTACCCATACTTAGAAGGAAAAATTAGCGATGACTGATAAAAACGGTTACACGCCGTATTTCTACAGCAGCAATGCTGATCTTATCGGCGGATTTCGTGAGCTAGTATCCGGCGTTCCCCGCTACACCAAGGCCGGAAACATTTTCGCCCGCGATCTCGGAGATGTCGCCATGATGGCACTGAACAGTGTTCCCGAGACCGCAAAGCTCGTATCTGGCCATATGGAGAACCGCGGTATTCGCCGCCCCATTGTCGAATTCGTCAATGACATGCGTGCGCTGAACACTACTGACCGCCTTATGCTGCGCTACGCGAACTCATGGCCGGCGGCTGCTATTTGGGGTATTCATAACCTGTACCTAGCCTGGTGGGATTCCTACGTGGGTTCCCCGCGCACCATGTACAGCATGATTAATCTTGCTAAGTCCTTGAATGTGTTTAAGGATCCCCGCCCGTTCATGGATGCGGTTATCGGCGCGATTCGTCTTGTCTTCTTCCGTAACCCCAAGGCCAATATAGACCGCGCCATTTTCGACTACTTCAATGGCTTTGTTTACGGCCTTGCTTTCGCCTTCCGTGAGTGGGCTGACCAGGCGGGCTTCTATGTGGTGAACCGTGGCCGCTCGCTGATAGGGCTTCCTCCGGTGGAGCCTCATACCCCGGTGCGTGCCCGGGATCGCCAAGTGCCGCGTTTCTGGAAGGAAATGTTCATGCCGCTCGTAGGCGATCGTGTCGTCAACAACTACTAACTGGAATCTATTCGTTTTTAATCTAAGGAAACACCATAATGGCTAACGAAATCACCCCCGCTGAGGGCGCTAAGACTATCGCACTCTATAAGCTCCCGTTCATCTCCCAGATTGCTGATTGGGCTGCAAAGAAAAACAAGCTCGCCTCTGTCAACGATCTACCCGCCTTTGCAGTAGGACAGCTGAAGGAACTCAAAGACCTGGTTATCTCCGCTGTGCGTAAACCCTCCATCCACACCATTCGCCCCGCCCTGGAAAAATCCCTCAAGACCAGCTATAACCCGTTTACCGAGGTTGCTATCTTTATCGGCCTGGCTGGCTACCTGTTCGGCGGATTCAAGGGCGTTAACAAGCTCAACAAGCTTCCCATTGATAAGGTCGGCGGGCTGATCACCAAACTGGTGAAGTACCTCCCCATGATCGCCAAAGTAGCCGGCAACTCCCGCGGCATCGTAGAGAAGATTCTGAAGGTGGTGAAGTAGACGATGGAGCTTATTCCCTCTGTCGATAAGTGGGTAGCCGACCATCTCGTCAAGTTTTCTGCTGAGAATCCCGAGTTCGGTATTAAAGGCTCAGATTCGGATGTGGACGCTTTCCTGAAGGTCGCTAAAAAGCTCGCTGAATTCGCTAAGACCCTCCCTACCTCTGCAAAGAACCCGGACAAGCTGATCTCCGATCTCCTGGACTATGCGTTTGCCGCTCTCGGAAACAGGTGGCTTGTCCCGGCTATCTACTATGTCGCCATTCGCGAGGTTATTAGCAAGACCTTCGGAAACGATGGCGTGGTGAAGATCTTCAACTGTGCTAAAGACGTTCTGTCGGAGCGTATGGAAGAGTCGAAGCCAGCTAAGCAAGCCAAGTAGGTGAGGTGCAATAATGTCTCACATTTTGGATTACGAAGTGCCAGTAGACTACACGCCACTGGATGCCCTGGCGCGTATCTTCACCGATCACAAGAAGGACATGCGCAAAACCGACGTCTACAAGGGCAAAATCACTACCCCGCGTGACGTCACACACGCTATCGGTGTCGCAATCACGGAGGCGACCGAGGAATCTATCCACGAGATTCTAAACGGCCTTCCTATGCGCGTGGGATTCGTCTACAACGACATGTCCCAACGGCAAAACGAGGACTATAACTCGGTAACCACAGACCCGTTTGACGCGTACAGTATTGATGGTTTTCTGGTTATCCTGGCACGCGATATTGCGCACCTGTCCGGCGCTATCAACGATCTACTGTTGTTGAAGGGGCGTGCGTGGAATGCCCTCATCTGGGGCGCGTGGACGAAGGTCAAGAAGGCCTGGTACGTTATCACCAATCCGAAACTATTGGTGGGTGTAGCCTATGCCGCCTGGCTGGAGTTTAAGAAGATTCAACGCTTTATCCTCTTCCGTAACCCCGGCGCTAACCTCATCTGCTCATGGCTCATGGTGATCGTGAACATTAAACGTGTGTGGATCGTGGAAGCCTCCGCCCTCTACCACTCGATTCTGGATTACCTGAATATGGCGGATAAGAACCGCCAAATGATTCTCGGATTCCGCATCAACGTGCCCGGCATGGACGGCAAACAACAGGACGGAATGCTAGCCCGAAAGATCAAGGCACGCATTGCCGCCGTTAAACGCATGTTGCGCCGGGCGTGGCATGAAGTCAGCTCGTATAGTCTCGGGCGGTTCTTGCAGGACGTTTTCGGTACCGGTTCCAAGGTTACCCGTAGCGCCACCTATGAGGGCTTGTATAAGAATATGCGGTCTAAGCGGTATCGACTGTGGCAGGATTCCACCCGCTATCCGAATGCCTACAAGCATGGCGGGTCGTATAAGCAGGAAACCTACCGTCGTCCGACGATGGCATCTCTTAACGGTCGGATTGCGTATCCCTAATGGGTAAGGATGTTTTGGCAGGCGTGGAAGGCGTCTTAGGGCAGTGCACCGCTGTTACTGAGGCGCCTCCCGCCCGTACCCCACACCAGGTGTATAAGCCCTACATTACGGAGCCGTTCTGGGGCAACCACGCTAACCGGGTTCTGTCCTATCTCACCATGATGGGCGACCAATTCGACCGGGGCTTTTCCATCCCCGCTCAGTGGGACCCGTGTGGCCGCCTGGATGTCAACGTGATCGAGGCCGCGCCGGTATTGAATGCTAACCGGTGGAGTGTGAAACGCTGGGAGCTGGAGCAGCTGCACCGATTCTTCCTCCGCCTCTCACGCTCAACCAGCCGATTTGTTTTGCAGTCGATTGGGGCATTCCCACTGTTCCCGAATGTGAAAGTCTGGCTGCGCTATGGTGAGCGGCTGTTGATCTCTCGCATGGAGAGTGTGTGGAAGCTCCTTAAACCATTCGTGGAACCGATCTGGCGGGGGGCTAAATACCTCTACTGCAGGTGGCTGTGTTTCTACCGGAAGCATATTCGGACTAGTCGTATTCTGGGTGTCCCGTCGCTGGTTCCTGCTGTGCTGTCTCCCGCTAATCTGCGGTATACGATGCCGTATGAGTGGGATGGGCTTTGGTCTTCCTCGATGTCTTTGATCTCGGTTCTGTGGGTGGGCGTGCATCTACCGTTGCTTATTCCGCCTTTGGCTGGAATAGTCTGGTCTTATTTCCCACTAGCATTAGGGGTCATCATTTTTTTCGTGGGTTGGGCTGTTGCCCTGGTTTACGCCATCATTGCCGGTGCTATATGGGCGGTTGCAGCATACATCTTAATTGGTTCATCCTCGGCCGCGATTTTTGCACTGAACGGAGCCATCGCGGAGGCAGTATCTGCGATTATTGCTCCTATCTGGGGGGGTGCTGTGGCAACCGCTATACTAATTTACCTGGCATTGCTGGAATATGTACTATGGTTTGTTGTCAGTATTTATATCGGCAGTGTAGCAGGCCTTGTAACATTCTGGATTATCTTCCCGTGGTGGCTAGTAGCAGCCGCATTCTGGCTGACTGTAGGGGTCATTGTGTTTGGCGTAAGCTACGTGCTCTTTGTCGCGGTTTTCGGCTCCCTCATTATGGTTCCCGTCCTGTTCCTCCTCTCCATCGTCCCCTTGTTCATCACTCACTTTGTTTTGTGTGGTGTGCGGCGGATTGAGGTGGAACGGTATGGCACTTTCGCCAATCCCTATTATTCGGACGCTAGGAAGGTGGTCTAAGTGGTTCGTGGCCCCGTGCCGAAAGAATCGTCGCAGGTAGCACGCCGTAACAATAAGGGTATAGAGCGGTTTCTTGAGGTTGAGCCGTGCTCGCAGCCTCCGCTTCCGGCTGGTACTGATCCGCGGGCAGTGGAGTGGTGGGAGTGCTGGCAGAATCATCCGCTTTCGTCTAGTTTTACGATGTTGGAGTGGGAGACGTTGAAGCTGGCTGTACCGTTCTATGTTGCTGGCTTGGATGGGGATTCGCGTGCGGCGGAAACGTTTATGAAACTCACGGCGAAGTTTGGTTTGACGACTGAGGATAGGTTGCGGCTGCGTATCACCACATCTGTTGCTAAACCGTCCCCGGCTGGCGGCATGGTGCGGAAAACATTATCGGCGGGTGTGAATGTCTAGGCGCTTACCGACACTGGGATGGGACGCAATCGACTTCATCGAGACTAAGTTGCTGCACCCCGATAACACAGGGCGTCCCTACACTCTCTACCCTGAGCAGAAAGACTTTATCCTGCGCTGGTATGCGGTGGATGACAGTAACCCTGAGCACCCTTCATTCGTGTACCGGCGCGGCTGTTTCATGCGGCCGCGTGGTTTCGGTAAATCACCCATGCTCGCTGCTATTTCCGCCTTTGAACTGTGTGGATCCTCCCGACCTACCAGGATTGATGAGGATGGGGGTATTTGGGCGCAACAGCACCCATTCCCACAAGTCACACTCGCGGCTGTGACGGAAACACAGTGCTGGAATACCTACCGCCCGCTTTTGGCTATGCTGCGTGACTCACCAGCCGAATCAGAGTTCGAACTACTGGTACAGGACTCCTACATTCTGTACCCGGCGACGAATGGTGTTATCGAGCGCGTCTCATCCTCACCAGACAGTGTGAAGGGTATCCGCTCAACCTTTACTATCTGCGATCAGACAGAAGTGTGGATGCCGAATAACCATGGTGACCGCCTCTTTGCCACCTTGCTTGCTAACGCTGGTAAATCCGGATCACGCATCCTCGAATCTCCTAATGCTTATATTCCGTTGACTGACTCGGTTGCTGAAAAGTCAGCCCTCTACTACGCACAGTTACAGGAAAATAATGAGCCGGGGATCATGCTGTATGACCATCGTCCCGCACCGGCTGACACCGATATTTATGATCCTGAGTCGCTGCGTGAAGGCCTGATTTACGCCTATGGTGATGCGGCGGATGTGAACGGGGGGCATGTGGATATTAATGCGATTATGCAGACGGTGATGGATCCGGCGAAAG